TCTTTTAATAAAAAAGAATACAACAGGCGTCTTTTCGAGATCTTTAAGCTTGTGGCACCTGTTGTATCCTGGTTGTGATCTACCTAAGAGGGAAGGCTTAGGTACAGCACTAGGAGTCCCCAAATATCTTTTCGTTTGATCAGCTTTTGCAAGCTATCTCCGGAACTCGATAAAGGGTTAAAATAACTGTGAATATCAAGCGGGAAGTGCTATCCGTAAAGCACTGAGTTGAATTAACCCTATATGATGGTATAAAGGATTTCCCTAGGCTATAAAAAGCCAGTCTTCGTGACAAGGAGGTGTAACCATCCGGATTGATAAGAAGGAGTTAATATGAATGAATCTTCAAAGACATTAAAAGCTCTTGGAAGGAAAGTTCGCGGTACCCATATGGAATTACCGGCTTCTGTGGCCCGTCTAAGCGAACTAGGATTTGACCCTATGGCGAACATGGTAGATTTATACCATAGGCTAGACAATGAAGATAAGTTTTGGCGTGACATTAGGGGTAAGAATAAGATAACATTGATAGAAGGGATCCCCACAGGTTTACAAAAGAAAACTGTAAAGTATTCATCACTGGCGCATATGTCGGTTTTGACCAACATGGTTAACATTAATAATGACCTTATGCGCTATGCTTATGCAAGAGTCCCAGAACCACGCGAAGACTCCTATCCAAAAGACACCGGCGGGTTAACCCTCATACTAGCTGATGAAGATGAGGATAATATAATCGAAGGAGAGTTTATAGATGCCGACTATTAGGTTACACAGAGGGCAAAGTAGAGTGTACCGTGCCTTATTTGTAGACAGGCTATACAGGCATGTTGCTGCTGTATGCTCTAGAGGTTGGGGTAAGACGTATCTTGCAGGATTAGCCGCAAGCACAGCCGTGCATGAACTCTTAGAGATGCCTGAAATTGTACCTAATAAAAATGTACATATTATCGGTCCTACATTCGACCAAATGTTAGACATCTATTGGCCTATTCTAGCGTATGACTTCGGTTATCTCAGGTACGGCAATAAAAATACAGGCAAGTTTGATTTCGGCAATGGTGTGACACTCCGGTTGGTATCATATGAGGCTATCGAAAGAATGCGCGGCAAGGGTTCCTACTTCGTGGTAAATGATGAAGTGTCTTCATGGCGTAAGGGGTTAGGGTTTCAAAAGGCTTGGGAAGATATTATCGAACCATGTATAACCACACGTTGGTCCCCTAAGAGAGCTAGAGAGTTTGGCTTAGACACTTGCGGCAGGTCTTTGACGATCAGTACATCAAATGGTTATAATTATCTGTATGATATGTATAACTTCGCCGAGATTGACCCTGATTGGGGTGCTTATAGGTTCGATTATCGTAGCTCCCCTCTGTTAGATCCTAATGAAATCGAAAAGATTAAGCATCGCATAGATCCTCTAACCTTTGCAAGAGAATATCTGTCATCGTTTAAAGAATCTGGTGCCAATGTGTTCTATTGCTTTGACCGTAAGCTTCACGTTGATGATGGCCTACATTACTTTGATGATCATGAAGACATTCATGTTGGTATTGACTTTAATGTAGGCTTGCAATGTACTGGCTTCTTTGCATTGCGTGGCAAACAAATGCATTGGTTAGATGAATGCAAAGGAATGCCCAATACGGAAGAGCTGGCTAATTACATAGTGGCCAAGTTCCCCGGGCGTAGTATCATAGCTTTTCCTGACCCAACAGGAAACAGCAGAAAGACATCAGCGCCAGTGGGTGTCACAGATTTCCGTATACTTAAAAGCAAGGGTATCAGAGTATGTGCTAGAAGTAATAGCCCAGGGATTACCGACTCAGTGGCCGCTGTAAACAGTAAGCTTAAGACTGCTGCCGGAGATATCGGGATGCTATTTCATCCAAGATGCAAGGGTATCATTCGCTCCATGGAACGTACAGTGTGGGTAGAAGGTAACCCCAATTTAGCTGTGATTGATAAAAGCAAAGGTGAAGAACATTTCTCTGACCTAGTCAGATATCCTACTGAGTACCTTTTCTCTTTAGCGAAAAGCGTCAGCACTGTGTCAAAACAAACAGATAATTTTTAAGGAGTCCTTATGGCACGTTCGAATATTACAAATATTAAGCAAGAGTTTAATGTAGACAGGGGCTCCGCTATGATCTCTATCGTAAGAGGTGAGCAATTAGAAATCCCCATTGTGCTAGACTTCGTGGAGATTGCAGCTAGTTCCGGATATATATTTGAAGCCGTAGTCATCGAAGCCGCGAATACTAAACCAGGAGAAATTCCTGAAGAAGAAAACCCCAATGGCATTGAGACAGCAGTTAATGTGAGAATCCCTTCAAATATGGGCCAATGGGTCTCTGGGTTAGCAGTTAATTTTGGTGATTTTGTAAGCGAAGGTGGTCGCTACTATACACCCAAACGGACCACAACGGCGGCAGATACCGTCAGTCCCTCTACAGACTTTAATTTGTGGTCAGAACTTGACCCGCGTACTGTTTACCTACAGATACCTTCAACCTTGTCTGTAAATCCTCTGTGGGAGGTATTACCTAAGGTAAACAAGCCTGTTTATGGCTTTTTTGAACTTACAGGCGTGCAGAGTGCGCAGTATGGTGTCGTGGGCTTCTCTAAGCTTACTAAGCCGGTGAGAGGTCTTATAGAGATAAGATTTAGTCCGTCCATGTTGAGGGTGCCGGTATGAACCCTGTAAAGTATAACGTGGAGGTTTATCAAAACGCAGTTTTCAGGTTCACAATAAAATCCTTTGATGACAGCGGAGGTAACCCAATCGATATCTCCGCGTATGCTGGCGTATTTAGTGTTAGAAGGAGCATGAATTCTGAAAGTCTTATATTTGAATTAGAATCAGGCGTAGCTGCTCCCGGGGTTAGTTCGCTTGTTTTTTCGGCAACAGAGCCTGTAATTTCAGTCATAGTTAGTGCGATTGATACTGCCGGGTTACCTACTAATAATATGGAGGCAAATTGGATCTACGAATTAGTCATTTGGGATCCTAATGATAAGCCTAATACGTCAATCAGACTGGTTGAGGGCATCTTTAATGTGAAGCCCAGTATTACAAGAGGTGCTTCGATGTGACGATTATCTCTGAAAACAGCAATGAATTGACTGTAGAGATTAATCAAAACACGGTTGAGATCTCTAATGAGAGTTCTGAGCTAACAGTTAATGTATTGACACCAGATCTCAACATTACTGTAGACGTAGCAACTTTATCTGTTATCGATATAGTTCATAGCCTAGCGATAGTTTCACCATCCACTATTATCAATCAATACTTCAACGGTGTTGGTGTAGTTTCGGATGAAAGTACTATTGAGGGCAATGGCACAGAATTGTATCCTCTGAAGGTTAACCAAGAGTTAGCTACTAGAGCTTTAAATTCTTTTCAAGTAGCAACTTTGTTTAGTGAAATTTCTACACAATTAGAGCGAGAGAGCGCTCAACAAAACCTAGGCCTTCATATTATTGATGGCGGAACTTTCGAATACTGAGGTATAAGACATGGCTCAAAAACTTAGATTAAGACGTGGTGTATTCGGCTCCTTACCCACTACTGGCTTAGAAATCGGCGAGCCCTTGTGGACAACCGATCGTAATACGTTACATGTGGCTGACACTGCGACCACACATAAGCCCGCCACACCTGCTATGGATAGTCTTGTAGCGTTAACCACTGTAGATGGTGCGAATGATCTTTTGCTCATTCACGATGCTAGTCAAGCAACTGGTCAAAAAGAAAAGAAGATTACGTTTGCCAATCTTAAAACCGCGTTAAATATCCCTGATGCATCTACTGACCAGTTAGTAGCTGTGGCTGACGGTGGTACTGCCGGTTATCTTTTTAATACCAATGGTTCTGATGGTGTATTACGTGCGGGGGCTTCATTAAGTTATATAAATACTACTAACGCCTATGTGACCTTTGATGTAGCTGATAACGGTATCACCGGTGTAAAGATTGTAGATAGTGCTGTTGTAGCAAATAAAATTGCTAGTAGTGCAGTCACTGAGGCTAAGATTGCGGGCGGCGCCGTTACTGAAGCTAAGATTGGGACTGGTGCGGTAACCAATGCTAAGTTGGCAGCAACGGCTTTAAATTTGGGTTCTGTTTTTAGTAACAACGGTATTACTACTGCGCTTACGATTGCAAATAGCGGCATTACAAATGCCATGCTAGCTGCGGCTGCTCTCAATCTCAATGCCATCACATTTTCAGGAAACGGTATCACGACTGAACTTGATATTGCAGTCATTGATGGTGGAACTTTCTAATGGCTACTATACAAGTAAAGCGTGGTACACGTGCACAATTAAATTCTGCTGCTTCTATTGGTTGGTTGAAGTTGGGTGAGCTTTACTTAATCACGGATGAAAACGTTCTATCTGTTGGGACCAGCACTACTACGTATGAAGATGTTGGCCCTGGCGGTGAAAGCCTAAGTGCATCAGCGCCAGAACTCATCACAGGCCTGTGGACGTTCAATACGGACCTTCGATGTAACGGGCTATTCAGGGTCTATGAGAGCGCTCTCTCCAGTAGTCGTGTAGATATTGATGCCGGTGTTGGATCTCCAGGAGTATTTACTGGAGGTAGTAATGCAATGAGCTTCCAGGTTGCAGCTTTCAACCACGCCAATTCGACAGTATACTTAGGCGGCTATGCGGGAGCTACCATAGCCACGCTCAACGGTGATATCGAACTATCACCTGCTGGCGGTGTAGCAAAAGTTTTTTCTGACAGGATCTTGACGGTTGCTGATGAAGGACCAGGTAATGGACTCGATGCAGATACATTAGATGGTATTCAGGCCAGTGAATTCATGCCGGCTACAGCAAGTGTTACCAACGTGGGTTCAACAAGTGGTACTACTGCAGTTGGTACTACAGATACTGGAAAAATCTTCTATGCAACACCCGCCTTTGGTTCCACCAGAACATTTCGCTTAGACGCTTCGAGTGTAGGCACACAAGTAGCAGTAGCACGTAATAGTACGGGTACCGTGGAATTCTCTCAAGGGACAAATCAGACAATTATCAGTTCCCAAGGTGAGCATCCTGCTATTAAAACTAACAAGACAATGGCTACTGCAGCTTGTCTGGCCGCAAATGTCTGGATGGTTACAGGAGATCTAACCACATGATGCTTATGATGCATGGTAGTCCTAGCGGTGTTCCTGCAGTCGAAGTTATACAAGGCGCTAGTGGGCTTAGATCTTTGACATCTCTTTTTACAAAGACGGCTACTGTAACGTTCTCAGCAGCCCCTAGTGCAGGTGAGGTTCTACTATTTCTGTACTATAGATCTCATCAGAATTCGCTAGCATCTGAAACACCGCCTGCAGGTTTGACTACACACTTGACCAGCAACATGTCCAATGTGTACAATTATCCGTATTGTACAGGTCGCATCTATTCCAAACTTGCGGGGAATTATGAGCCCTCTAGTTACACTTTCTCGTATAACTCTACCGGTAATGGCTTAATGTATATAAGAGGCTATAGATTAGCTAATGCCAATCGTGTTGGTATAATTGCAGGCAGCCGTACACAACAATCTGTAAACTCTCAGGTAGTACCTGCTGCTACCCTTAATGCACCTGCTGGTTCCGCCAGCTT